CAACTGACAAAGTGGCGGGAACATCAACAGCGGCGGGAACAGCTTCAACAATTAAATCATTGTTGACAGACGGTTTCCTGGATCCGGATGCTCCAGATCCAGATTTATTCCCACAGGGTATATTGCTTTACAACACTAGACGTTCAAGTTACAATGTCAAGGAATACAAAAACAGTTACATCACAACTACGAAATATCCAGGTTCTGGATCAAGTGGTCTAGGTAACATTAGATTCAGCAACGAATCTGTTTCAACTTACTACCCAGACAGATGGGTTACTAAATCAAGCAACAATGCAGACGGTTCTGGATCTTTTGGAAGAAAAGCACAGAGAAAAGTTGTTGTTGAGCAACTGAAATCAGAGATCGACACCAACCAAGCAATCAGAGAAGACCAAAGAGGTTACAATATGATAGCTTGTCCTGGTTACCCTGAGTTGATACAAAACATGATCAACTTGAACACAGACAGAAACGAAACAGCGTTTATAGTAGGTGACACGCCATTGAGATTAGAAGGCACTTCGACTGCTATACAGAACTATGCTAACAACACAGCGGCGGCACTGGACAACGGTGAAGACGGTCTTGTAAGTTCTAGTGAATACTTGGGTATGTTTTATCCATCAGGATTGACAACAGACAACACAGGCAAATCAATTGTTGTTCCGGCATCACACATGATGTTGAGAACACTAGCGAACAACGATAACATCGCTTTCCCATGGTTCGCACCATCAGGAACAAGGAGAGGTGTCGTTGACAATGCAACAGCAGTTGGTTTCATTGACACAGCGTCTGGAGAGTTCCAAACAATATCTGTTACGGAGTCAGTGAGAGATTCAATGCACGAAGTTAAGATTAACCCAATTACTTTCTTTGCAGGAGCAGGGATTGTGAACTTTGGTAACTTGACAAAAACATCAGCAAGTTCGGCCTTGGACAGGATTAACGTTGCAAGGTTGGCAGTCTTCTTAAGAACACAGTTAGACGCAGTTGCTAAACCGTTCATATTTGAACCAAATGATGAGCTTACAAGAAACGAGATCAAAGGTGCGATCGAATCGTTCATGTTGGAACTAGTTGGACAGAGAGCATTGTTTGACTTCCTAGTAGTTTGTGACGAAACAAACAACACACCTACAAGGATAGACAGGAACGAACTTTATGTAGACATAGCGATTGAGCCAATTAAATCAGTTGAATTCATTTACATACCGTTAAGAATCAAAAACACAGGAGAAATTGCAAAATTAGGAAACTAATTTTCGATAAAGGAGAAAATATATGGCAATATCAACATTATCAAAATTTACAGTACCTTTAAGCAACGACCAGAGTTCAGCATCACAAGGTCTGTTGATGCCAAAACTTCAGTATCGTTTTAGATTGGTCTTAGAAAATTTTGGAGTATCAACACCGAGATCAGAACTAACAAAACAAGTAATAGACGTGACAAGACCCAGCTTGACTTTTGACACAGTGACACTAGATGTGTACAACTCAAAAGTTTATGTTGCAGGTAAACACACTTGGGAACCAATTACAATCAACATAAGAGATGACGTCAACAACTCAGTTACAAAACTGGTTGGTGAACAGATCCAGAAACAGTTTGATTTCTTCGAACAGTCAAGTGCGGCATCAGGCATCGATTACAAATTCACAGGCAGAATTGAAATGCTAGACGGTGGTAACGGAGCAAGTGCTCCAAACGTTTTAGAAACATGGGAACTTTACGGTGCTTACATTGAGAACGTTAACTACAACTCGTTAGCATACGCAACTTCAGACCCAGCAACTATCACAATGTCAGTAAGATACGACAATGCGATACAGACACCAACAGGTACAGGAATTGGAACAGCAGTAGCTAGAACGATCGGTACACTTTCAACAGGTGGTGGACAGTAATAAACAAAATTAGACTTAGCATTTAATACACTGAAAGCGTCTTTATAGGCGCTTTTTTTGTGACTATAAATAACACTATGCCAAGCATCAACAACTTCTTAAAAGGTTTCCAAGACGGTCTTCCAGGGATGAAGGACTATCAGCATGCATCACGATTGTACATAGACAACAATTTCAAGTTGATGCCAAAACAGAAGTTCCTGTTCCATGTGGTGTTCAACACAGACGAGACTCTGTTCATGGACGGGTTCAATGCCAACGAGAGACATCAACTGAACATGTTGGTCAAGGCCTGTGACCTACCAAAATACAACATGAGCATGGAAGAGAAGATACAGTACAACAAGAAGATGTACACCGCGACCAGGATTGCATACGATCCAGTTAATATCACATTCCATGACGACCATGCAGACACAGTCAATGCATTCTGGAAGAAGTACTACGAGTACAACATAGCAGACTCTGTTGGTATGAACAACGACCTAACAATTTCTAACACCAAGGACGACTACTACGATTTTGGTGATGCGAGGGCCACAACCAAGTTTGGTCTTGACACTCCAAAAAAATCAAAGAAGCCTTATCTGAAGGGCATAGAGATATTCGTGCTACACAAACAGAGGTTCACGTCAATGACTTTGGTCAACCCTGTTATAGGATCATTCTCACATGACGACCTGGATCAGGCGGACGGTGCAGGAGTCATGAACAACACCATGCAGATACTGTACGAGACAGTGATCTACAAAGCCGGCATAGTCAACAGGAACAACGTCCCAGGTTTTGCAACAATCAACTACGACCGGTCTCCTAGCCCGTTATCTATACTGGGCGGTGGAACAAACAGCATATTTGGACCAGGTGGTATTGTGAACGGCATAGGCTCAGTGATTAAGAATGTGCAATCAGGAAATATACTGGGTGCGATACTCGGTGCATCAAACACATACAACAACGCAAAGAAGATCAAGAAGTCAGCGGTTAAGGAAGAGCTGAAAGGCATAGCTAAGGATGGCATACTCGAGGTGGGCAAACAGGCAGGATCCATAACCAATCCGATAGCACAGTTCTCAGTGGGTGCGGCACTGCTAGGTGCATCTGCCCTTGCTACGGCGAGGGGAACGTCAGACAACAAGAACCAAGCCAACAACACTGTGATTACAAATTTATCTTCGGACACCGCAATTTATTTTAGTGCTAACGAATCCTTCAATCTCGTGTCCAATAACGAGAATGTTCGAGACGAGATAGCGGCGGCCTTGTATTTCAAAGACATAGGATCGCGTAAGGGGTTGACCACAGCACAATCCAATATAGAGTACGAAGAATCATCTGACAACATAAAAAATGTTTACACCAGCAAGGCAATATCAGACATAAGGAAGCTGGTCACGGAAGGTACCATAAAGATCGAGAGACAATCGCAAGACGTTGAGATAGCAATAGAGAAGGCGGCATTGTAATGACAGAATTCTACACAAATCTACCACCAAAAAACAAGGACGATCTAGACAAGACGATCGAGAAACTAACCACAACAGCCTACGAAGAAGGATATCAATTCAATGTTGGAGAGTACGACAGCACGATAGCGTTCTTCGTCAAACGTAACTTCACTAGGACTGCGGCGGAGTCTACGGCATACGCAATAATGTCGCAGGCCAAGATAGACAACATCAAGCCACAACAGATACTGGATCAGTTGACCTACGCCTCATCGGCACTGCTTTCTGAATTGATCACTATTATATTAAACGCCAACAGATACAAGTCGAGCAGGTTGGGTGTGAGGAAAACACTGGCCACCAAAGAGACTGTATCTAGAAACATCATAGACTAATGCTACCCAGATTTGCAAGGGGCAAGTTCTCTCCCAAGAACGGCGACAAGTACGTGGGCACCAAGACACCAACATACAGGTCAAGTTGGGAACACGCTTTTATGAGATTGTGCGACGAACATCCTAACGTCTATCAATGGGCTTCAGAATCGATAAAGATACCTTACAGACATCCATTCACAGGCAAGTACACAATTTACGTACCGGACTTCTTTATAGTTTACCAAGACAAGGAAGGCAAGAAACACGCAGAGATGGTGGAAGTCAAACCCATGAGCCAGACCACAATGGAGGCCGCAGGCAAGAGCATGGCCAAAAAGAAACAGGTCGTGATAAACATGGCCAAGTGGGAGGCCGCCAGTGCATACGCACGACAAAGGAGCATCAAGTTCAGGGTGGTGTCAGAAGAACAGTTGTTCCACAACGGCAAACGTAAGTAAATACGACAATGACAAAGAAGCTAGAAGACATCCTCAATTTACCAAACGTCAAGGAAGCATTCAAAGAGGTAGACAAAAAGGAAAAGGACAAGAAGATCAAGGACGCAGGCCAGGAGAATCCCAGCACCAAGAACCTAGATCCAAAGACACAGGCAAACCTGCAGAAAAGTTATGCGGAATTTGACAAGATCGCGGCATCACTGCCACAGGTAAAAGGACTAGGTGATATGTCTGATCTAGAGATGGACAAGCTGGCAGTAGAAGCAGAAGAGAGCTACAAGAATCTCATGGACCTAGGCATGAACGTGGACTCACGTTATTCAGGACGTATATTCGAGGTTGCAAGTAACTTCCTTAAGAACGCCATAGACGCAAAGAGTGGCAAGATAGACAAGAAGCTAAAGATGGTGGAACTACAACTTAAGAAGCTTAAACTAGACAAAGACGGCAACAAAGACGGTGGTCCGGTAGAAGAGAGTGACGGATTTGTCATATCAGATCGTAATGAATTAATGAAGAAACTATTAAAGAAAGGCTAAATATTGCATATGAGCACATTCACACAGTATCTTACGGAAGCGGTAAAGTCATATGACTACAAAATTAAGGTAGCAGGCACAATAGCAGATGATTTTAAGAACAGAATGGAAACTGCACTACAAAAATTTGAACTGGCCAAAATGTCAGCTGGTAAGAAAACACCAATACAAAGTTTACCGCTAGATTTTCCTGCTTTAAGCAACGAAGAAGTAACAATTTTTGATGTGACAACAAACTACCCATGTTCAGTCAACGTACTTAAAGAATATCTAGCAGACTACATGAACATCAATGCGTCTATGATAGTTGTTAGAAAGCCAGGTGAACCAACAGAAGAATACCAAGATCAAATAGTTGGCGCAGGCAAGTCAGATTTTGCAAACAAACTAGCAAGTGTAGAAGAAAAATTTGAAAAGCATCCGGTCAAAGGAGAAGATCATTTTGGTGACAAACACAACATGAGTTTGATGAAAGAATTACTTAAAACTAGAGATAGAAATCTAGGCGAAATAGAAAAAGGTACAGACAATAAAACACAAAAACAAGTGCCAACAGAAGTAGACACAAAAACAGGGTCTCCGATACACACAGGACCGGGACCAGTAAAAGGCAATCCACATCCAGCAACATTACAAGGATTTAAACAATAAAGGAAATAAGTTATGGAAATGATCAACGTATTACAAAAATTAAGAGAAATTGCAGAGACTAAACCAGAGTTAGTTGCAGATGCTGTTGACAATGTTCAGAGAACTAATCCTAAACAAGAAGTTGCAGAGGGCGGAATGAAAGATTACTTGCATGACGAAGCAGAGAAAATGACTAGAGAAGAATTCATTAAGAAACATGGTGAGAGCCTAGCAGGTTTCTGGGACAGCATAAACGGGACCGAAGAAGCAACAGAAGGTAAAATTCCAGCAGGTCTAAAAGCATACCAAGATAAGAAAGCAGGCAAAGAAGAGAAAAAAGAAACTGTAAAAGAAGCAATACAAATTTCAACAGATTCACCACAAGAAGCATCAATGATGATGCAGATCTTAAAACTTGCAGGTGTACAACAAGTAGACCCGGCAATGATCAATCAAGAACCAGAAGCAGGTGAAATGCCAGCACACAGCGATGACGATGCTATGGGCTCAATGCAAATGGCTAAAATGAGAGACATGATGACTGCTCCAGAAGAAGAAAAAGCTGAGGAAACATTTGCAAATTCAATGGGCGATGAAAAAGAAGAACCAAAATATCAAGACACTGACACACTTGTTAATACAATGTCAGGCGGATTGAATAGAAAGAAACAAGCATTTGTAAAAGCACAAGACGGTGACAATGCAATGGCAGTGGAAGACACTGTAACTGAAGAAGATTTAGCAAATAGTCTTAGATCACAGTATGAAAGTTTCAAAGAAGCATACCATAAAAAAGCAAAGATGGACGAAGCACCAAAACCTGACTTCTTAGACATGGACAAAGATGGCAACAAGAAAGAACCAATGAAAAAAGCCATTAAAGACAAAGAAGCAAAGTAATACTTTTCTTAGCATCTAAACAGCATTAAATACTACATCATGGCGTATGTATCACTAGATAGCGACCAAATTAAAAAGGCGCACAAGAAACACAAATATTCCAAAACTCAGGTAGAGCAACTTGAACAGTGTATGGACCCAAAAAGTGGACCATTGTTCTTTATGAAAACATTCATGAAGATACAACATCCAGTAAAAGGATCAATGCCATTTGAACCTTATCCATATCAAGAGAGATTAATCAACAGTTACAACGATCACCGATTCAGTATTGCCATGCTACCTAGACAGACAGGTAAGACCACATGTGCTTCAGGCTTCCTTATTTGGTACGCCATGTTCAGACCAGATTCACAGATACTAATCGCGGCACACAAATACGCAGGTGCATCAGACATCATGTCAAGGGTGCGTTATGCCTATGAGATGTTGCCAGCATGGATCAAAGCAGGGGTGACACAGTACAACAGGAACAGCATAGAATTTGATAACGGATCAAAAATTATGGCAACCACAACAACTGAGAACACAGGGCGGGGTATGTCACTTACACTGGTTTATTGTGATGAGTTCGCATTCGTGCAACCACCCGAGAAAGCCAAGGAGTTCTGGACATCATTATCACCTACGCTCTCAACTGGTGGTAAGTGTATGATAACAAGCACACCTAACTCAGATGAAGATCAGTTCGCATTGATCTGGAAAGAAGCCAACAAAAGATTTGATGAATACGGCAACGACAAAGAAGTTGGAACAAACGGCTTTTATGCCATGAAGGCACACTGGTCAGAACACCCAGACAGAGACCAGGTATGGGCTGACGCAGAGAAGGCAAGGATAGGAGACGAAAGATTCAGGAGGGAGCATGAATGTGAATTCTTGATCTACGACGAGACACTTATCAGTTCCACACACCTGATAGACATGGAACCCCAAGAACCCATTGAGAAAACGGGACAGGTACGCT